CACGAAACAGGAAAGTCGTAGGCGAGGCGTGGCACCAGAGGGGGTACCGTGTGACAGCCTTGGAGAGAGGACCAAGCTACTGCGTTGCGCGTCCAGCTTGACTGGACGTGGCCCAGCTTCTCGGGCCACTACGACGTAGAGAAGCTATTGATGACCCCCCTAGGAGGGGCGTTTCCCCCCTGAAGCATTCATACTGGGGGATTGTTTGGCCCCTCGGATGTAATTTCTCCCAAATGTTGGGAGTCTTCAAGGTCTACGAACTCACCGTCTATGGCTTGGGACTGTAGGTAGGCACTGGCTTCTTTGGGGTTGGCGAGTGCTTTGGCTATTTCCAGCATCTCGGTAGCCCCTTTGCCTATTTGTTCTAGTGTATCTTGTATTTGTTTCGGGGGTCTTACTTGCGCGATGAGCTTATCGTCGGTCAGGGTCTTACGGACGAAGTCGAGGTAGACTTCTGCGGATCGGGTATGTCCTTCTTTAGCGTTTTGAGCGAGGGTGTGTAATATTTCTGGGGCTTCGTCTATCCCTTTACCGGCTACTTCGGTCAACATCCGGTGATAGACTTCGGCTGATCGTGCGGTGTGGTAGAAGGCGGTATTGGGAGTTATGCCGTGTCGTTTAGCCAGTTCTCCCAATGACTTATCTTCTTTGAGTTCGGTGGGTAGAGCTTTCCACTTGGCTACGATATCAATGATCAGCTCTCGTTTTTCTGGTTTGTTTCTGAAGGGGGCTGATTTATCTGCGGGGGGTCTGTTGTCCTTCATGGCTACCTCGTATAAAAAACCCTACGACCGAGGATGGCCGTAGGATTTTGGTGGGGGAATTGATGCACTCAACCCTGAGGGAGGACTCTTTGCAGAGGCATCTTATAACAAAGGTAACATTTTTTAGTGACAAGTCAAGTCGTTCACAGTTTTTTAAACGGACTCTTATCCCCCCTGCTGCTCCTACCGGTGGTGGTTACCATTGCCTTCCTTTTTATACAGTAGCCCCGAACCGTGACGTGGTTCACTGCCGCACCCTTACTACCAGAGTATTTTGCCTCAGTGGGTGATCCTTGAGGGATTGAGTTGTTTATTGGATAGACTGTTCTCAGTCTATTGGGGAGTGGCTTAAGGCCCAGCGAAGGTGCGCCCTTCGGCTTACGTCTTGGTGCATGTCTTTTCGATATTCCCGTCTTTCCCACCAGATAGATCGGGAGTCGATGCTTGCGTATTATCTTTGCTCTAAAAGATAATACATAGGATGGTGTTGTCAATGGTGTCTATTGTCGTTATATTGTACCAATAAGGATGTTTTATATAAGGAAGTGTGCTTAATGGGTCGAATGAGCAGGAGCAAGGGGTCTCGCGTAGAGCGTGAGTTTGTGAACAAGCTACGTGAGTGCGGGGTCCACGCGGAGCGCGTTCCTTTATCGGGTGCCGCTGGTGGACAATTCTCAGGCGATCTTGTTATTCCGGTTAAGAATGGAACACTGGAGGCTTTTTCTCCTGACAGAAAAGAGTTAAGGGTGGAGGTTAAGGCTCGTAAGGATGGTGCGGGGTTTACTCAGCTTGAGAAATGGAAGGGTGAAAATGATCTTCTCTTCCTTAAGCGAGACCGCCAAGAGCCGATGGTTGTTATGGACTGGGATCTTTTCTTGGGGTTATTGACGTGAAAAAGAGTGAATGGGGTGATTGGCCTAACTTCAGCTACGCAGAGATGGAGTGTCGTGCGACGGGTGAGAATAAAATGGAGCCTTCCTTTATGGATAACCTCCAGCGATTACGTACTCAGTGCGGTTTCCCCTTTCCTGTGTCTAGTGCTTTTCGTGGCCTTACGCACCCCGTAGAGCTTGCGAAGGTTGCCCAAGATAGGCGAGTGGGGTCGCATTGCTACGGCATTGCCGCTGATATTCTCGTTAGCGGAGGCAATGCTCACCGCCTATTGTCGTTTGCTACGCAACCCGATAGCGGCTTTCAAGGATTTGGGATCTCTCAGAGTGGTCCCCATGACCGCCGTTTTATTCATCTAGATAGTGCTAATGAGATTGAGGGGTTTTCTCGCCCTATGGTCTGGTCTTACAAATGGCCCAGATAACCTCCGAGCTTGAGCCTATTGCCAAGTTAGCGTATGAGCTTGCTCATAAGCCGCACCTTCATGATGTGTTTGAGTCCACTCACCCCCAAGCCTTCAAGGATATTGTCGGCCTTTTAAGCTCCCCCTTCTACCGATGGCAACCTTTTGGTGATCGGGAAGGCTCTGGGTCGGCGCAGTTTGCTTTCTTGATGGACCCTTCAAGGAATAAATGGGCTACGGCTGGTAACCGTGCGGGTAAGACGGTGGCGGGTCTTATGGAAGATGTAGGCGATTGCCTGCATATAGACCCTGTGACCAAGCATTGGAGCGATAAGTATGAGCATCCCCCTAAGATATGGGTAGTCTCGGATACGGAGGAGACTTCTATCAATGTCATAGAGCGCACTATCGTAGAGCAAGTCCTTGGCACGGATGAGTCGGGCTTCCTGTGGAACTTTATTGATGACAAGTGTCAGTATACCGACAAGAATGGGTGGTCTGATCATCAGATACGCTTCACTAATGGCGCTTGGATACAGGTTAAGTTCTCTACGCAGAAGAGAAACACCTTCCAAGGTGTGCGTTTGGACAAGGTTCACCATGATGAAGTCCAGCCTAGGGATGTTTATGGCGAGTGTGTTGCTCGTTTAGCCGACACTAATGGCTATTTTATGGGTACAATGACCCCTATTTATGATGAAAAAGCGGGGAAAGGCATCCCTTGGATCTATGAAGACCTCTATTTGGTGCGCGATAGCAAGGGTATAAGCTTCCATCGGTGGTCTATGCTGGAAAATCCTTATATACCCCAAGAGGCCAAGGATAGATTGATGAATCAGTGGGATGAAGACGAGGTAGATGCGCGTGTTTATGGTATGTTTGTCCCCATTGGCGTGAAATTGGCCTTTCCTACTAAGCTTATACGCAGTTTTAAGCAAGATGTCGTTGATCCTGAAGAAAAAGCGCAGTTAATGTATGATGAAGAGGGTAATATTCTCCTTGAGGCGGCTTAATGGCGTATGAATTAAGGATCTGGGCTAAGCCTGTCCCTTCTGAGAGCTATGTCATCGGCGGTGACCCTGCCGAAGGGCTTGATCATGGCGATGACTCCGTGCTGGAAGTCTTAGCGGGTAGTACTGGGGAACAGGTAGCTGAACTACAGGGTAAGGTTGATCCCTTTACCTTTGGCGAGCTAGCCTCCATGCTGGGTACCTATTATAATGATGCCCTTGTAGGCATTGAGAACAATAAAGACGGTGGCGCTAACCGCGTCCTGCATGAGATCGGTTATAGGAATATTTATTTTGAACAAAAAGATATGGGCGAACCCTACGACAAGCATACTATTAAGCTTGGCATCAATACTAATATTAGGAATAGGCATCGTCTTATTTCGCAAGCGCGGCGATGGATGGAGGACCGATCTGCAATACCTGTGTCAAAACATCTGGTAGCTCAGTTTGAGATCTTCGTTCTTCGTAGCACTAAGTTTGAAGCTATCCCCGGCGGTCATGACGATCTGGTCATGGCGTGGGTGATCGCCATTGAGATGCTTCGGGTGCATCTGATGATGAGCGATGCCAAGAATACAGACCTCAAGCCGCTATGGAATGGCAAGGAAGTAGAGGATACTCTTGGGGATGAGTTTGATGTAGAGCCTGTTAATCTAATCGACAAGCATGTGGAGCAAGCGAGGAAGAAAGAGCTTGATCAACGCCCAGACTACAGCACTACGGTGGAGGCAATGGTATGAACCTATGGGTTTTTTACCCTGTGTTAGTTAGTTTTTTATTTGTTATTGCTTTTTTATTACGCCAGTTGAACTACGAGCGAAAAGAACGGAAGTATCTTATCGAACAGCACCAACAGCTAGCTATTTCGGTGCGCTACAACCACTTACAGGCAGAGATTGATGGTAAGGTTAGCCCATTTAGCGCCCCCCAGTGGGAGCAAGCTTCCTCTGTGGGCGATGTAGAGGGGGAGGTTTATTAGCATGGAGAAGCCTACAGATCGTTTTATTGGTATTGGCGAGGGAGCCAACCCCAATGACTGCTCCGTAGTTACAGCCGACGGCAAAGTCATTTCAATGGCTGGCGTTGCCACTGAAGCATTACCTGCAACCAAAAGGGAAGAGGCTAGGGAGCGCGTTGTTGAGGAGCATAAGAAAGAAGAGAAGGATAAGCTTCCTATTAAACTGGAGAGATGGGACGATATCTTACACCATGTAAAGCCTTATGTTATCTCGGACGCTCACTTCATCGTAGTGCCAGACCAAGAAGAGGGTACCGCTTGGTTTTTCCCTACATGCAGTACTTACTTTATAGCGTCTTCGGACTGGGCAGATCTCTGTGAGTATGGCATGAACTGGTGGGCCGAGCGTTCTGAGGAGATGGCCTACATTAATGAAGACCTGCCAAGCCCTTACGATGACCCTGCCCTTGAGCCTTTACTGGGCATGGTGAGGCCCAAGGTCGTCGAAGATAGTCCTTGACAATACTGCTCTTGTGTTAAACATTATATCTATACCATATATTGGGGGTATACTGTGTTTGGAATGGAAGAAGATGGGTCTGGGACTGGCACACCTGTTTCATCTGTAGAGAAAAGGCCTAAGACAAAAGAAGAGATCCTCTCCTTTGTCGAAGACTCTTGGAACTACTTGTCTCACTCTCGGCTGGGACTTGAGCAGGAGTTTAAAGAGGCTATTCATTTCTATGGTGGCGATCAGTGGGTTCGTTACATGCCTCATGCGCGTAAGTTTGTCAAACATGCGCTGGATGAGTGGGTGCCAACTCCTGTAACTAATATCATTGTTCAACATGTAGACCGTGCCATTGATATCTTCACCTCCGGGGATATCAAGCCCCTTG